TCAATGTTGAAGAAAAAGAATAACGTTTCATATGAAACATTGTTCTATGATGACTTGATTTACCTGTCTTGGGAAGAAACCAAGGCAAAATATTTGCCGCAAGTCGGCAGATAATAACAAGTATACCGCAAGGATACTTGACACACACACTAAGTAATAGTATAATGTGAATACTTGCAAAAAGCAAGACTTTTGTTTTTAAACTTTGTCATTAGGAGATATTATGACTACCAAAATTTCTGCGAAAGAAAAGATCCTCAACTATTTGAGCAAGTCTGAGGGTTACAACACTCTCTCCACAGCACAGGCTCGTGCTCGTTTCGGAATCCAAAACGTTTCCGCACGTATCGATGAATTGCGCCAAGAAGGCCATTGCATCTACACCAACACCAAGACACGTGGTGATGGTTCTAAGGTATCTGTATACCGTTTGGGCACACCAACCAAAGCTATGGTTCGTGCCGCACTAAAAGCTGGTTATAGCTTCAGCGCTTAATTTTTAGCACAATAGGGATCCAATACCGGATCCCTATTTTTGTTTCTTGGAGAGAAAATGGAAATTTCAATTAAAAAAGAAGAACTACAAAAGAAAAGTCTTTTCATTGCGACACCTATGTATGGTGGTATGAACCACGGATTGTATGCTAAAGCTTGCCTTGATTTGCAAGCACTATGTGTCCAGTATGGTGTAACAGTGAAATTTTCATTTCTTTTCAATGAGTCTTTAATTACACGTGCCAGAAATTATCTTGTTGATGAATTCTTAAATCGTTCGGACTGCACACATATGTTGTTCATCGATTCAGACATTCACTTTAATCCACAAGATGTTATTGCATTGCTTGCCTTAGATAAAGATGTTATTGGTGGACCTTATCCAAAGAAAGCCATCAAGTGGGCATCAGTTAAAAAGGCACTAGAAAAAAATCCACAAATTGAAGCATCAACTTTGGAAAAAGTAACTGGTGATTATGTTTTCAATCCAGTTCGTGGAACAGAAAGATTCAGCGTTGCTGACCCACTTGAGGTTTTGGAAATTGGAACAGGCTTTATGTTGATTAAACGTGAAGTCTTTAAGAAGATGGAAGAAGCATACCCACAACTACGTTACAAACCAGACCACGTTGGCCAAGCACACTTCGATGGTTCACGTTACATTCATGCATACTTCGATACTATCATTGACACCAAAGATAGTGCAACCGGTGGCGGTTCAGACCGTTACTTGAGTGAAGATTACATGTTCTGTCAATTGTGGCGAAAGATTGGTGGACAAATTTGGTTGTGTCCATGGATGAGAGCAGACCACATCGGCACCTATCACTTCAAAGGCGACATGCCAGCAGTAGCAAACTTTGTTGGAGAAATGTAATGATAGTTGGCTTACTTGGATTTATTGGTTCAGGTAAAGGCACCGCAGGTGATATGTTGAAAGACATGGGATTTACTCCCGTGTCTTTTGCTAAGGGTGTTAAAGATGTTGCAGCTGAAATGTTTGGTTGGCCTCGACACTTGTTGGAAGGTGATACTGAACAGTCACGTGAATGGCGTGAACAACCAGACAAGTTTTGGTCTAAAGAATTGGGTAAAGATTTTACACCAAGACTTGCCCTACAACTAATGGGCACAGAAGTTGGCCGTGATGTATTTCACAAAGACTTTTGGATCATCAAACTAAAAAATTATATACAACAAAATCCAAATCAAAACTATGTAATCACAGATGTTCGTTTCCAAAATGAAATTGAATTTGTGCATAGTTTCAATGGTGTATTAATTGAAATACAACGTGGATTAAAACCACATTGGTATGAGATTGCTGGTAAAGCAAATCGTGGTGACCATAAAGCCGAAAGATTCATGTTGGAACAATCTGGTGTTCATGAATCTGAATGGAGATGGATTGGTGGTTACATCGACCACCATATTGATAATGCAGGTTCTTTGGAAGAATTAAAGAACAAATTAATTAATTGCTTGACACAATCGTATGGTTCAAGTATACTAAGTGAATTGAAACAAGGAGTATCGTAATGAAATTATCAGCTGAGACTTTAACAGTCCTTAAAAACTTTGCCAATATTAATCCTGGCATTGAGTTTAAGAACGGTAAAAAACTATCAACTATTTCCGCAACTAAAACCGTCCTAGCCAAAGCTGGTGTCAAGGATGAATTCCCCGAAGATTTTTGTATCTATGATTTGAACCAGTTCCTATCCGTTCATTCTCTATACAAAGACGGTGAAATCGATTTTGATGACAAACATGTTATCTTCAAATCAGGTCGTAAGAAACTAAATTATCGTAAGACCACTAAGACAATGATTGTGACACCACCAGACAAAGACCTAACTTTGCCATCTGTTGATGTGTCTTTCACATTGAGTGAAGATGACCTATCATCTATCCTCAAAACAGCAAGCATTCTACAATCACCAAACATTTCAATTTCATCTGATGGTGCCAAGATTTACATCACAACTTGTGATGCAAAAGATAATTCAGCACACACAGATTCAACAGAAATTGCTGATGGTAATGGTAAGAAGTTTAAAGCTTTGTTCCTCACAGAGAACTTCAAAATGATTTCTGGTTCATATGAAGTTCAGATTTCATCCAAAGGCCTATCTTACTTTAAGAACACCAAAGAAGATATGCAATATTGGATTGCAATCGAAGCTAAAGATTCTGACTTGTCTTTTGGAGCTTAATATGACTAAAGTGAATACGTTATTTGGTTCTTTTGATGACGCTCAATTAAAAACCTTGAAAGGTTATGTTGATGAAATGGTCATGCACATGCAAAGAAACGAAGCAAATAACCAAGCGATGAAAGATATTGTGGATATTGCTAATGATGAACTGAAGATTCCTAAAAAGATTGTCAAGCGCATGGCAAAAACACAATTCAAAAATTCTTTCCAAACAGAAGTGGCTGAATCAAAAGAGTTTGAAGCTTTATTTGAAAGTATGAATGGTGTGAAATGACCGAACAATTAGAGTTTAAGTTCTTTTGGCCTCTAACTGAACAAATAACTTTAGACTTGGATTTCACACCAAGTGAACAATGGATGGCCGAATGGCGCAAGAGACAATGGGCCACCAATAGTGTTACTAGCGGCCAATATCTTATTTCTAATGGTGGTGTTGGTATAGGTGCAATCACAACATGGTCAGAACCTGTAACACCTTCACTTGTTATAAAACCTACTGAAAAACATGTTGGTAAGTGGCAAATCACAGAACATATGTTTGTGTATAGACCCACAAAACCAAATGTCATTATCAGATTTATGGCCAAGTTTCTTCTTGGCTTTAAATGGATTGATGAAGTTTAATTATATTATGGAGAATTTGAATGTCAGAACACATCTTGTGGGTAGAAAAGTATCGCCCAAAAACTATTGAAGATTGCATCTTACCTGAAAACATCAAATCTACGTTTCAGGAATACGTAAACAAAAAAGAAATCCCCAACTTACTCCTTTCCGGCACAGCTGGTGTCGGTAAAACTACCATCGCCAAGGCCATGTGTGAAGAAGTTGGTTGCGATTATATTGTAATCAATGGTTCATCTGAACGTGGTATTAGTGTCATGCAAACACAGGTGATGAACTATGCAACATCTATGAGCCTTGCTGGAGGCCGTAAGGTCGTTATCCTAGATGAGGCCGACAATCTTACACCTGATGCTCAGAAAGCCTTGCGTGGAATGATGGAAGAAGTTTCTAGTAACTGTTCGTTCATCTTTACATGTAACTTTAAAAATCGTATTTTGGATGCAATTCATTCACGTTGCACCGTTGTCGATTTTAAATTGAATGGTAGTAAACAAAAGATGGCAGCGGCTTTCTTTAAACGTGTTGAATGGATTTTAGAAAAAGAAGGAGTAACTTATGATAAGCAAGTGGTTGCTGCCGTTATCACGAAACATTTTCCTGATAATCGCCGTATTCTTAATGAGCTTCAGCGTCATAGTGTTGGTGGCTCAATTGATAAAGATATTCTGGCATCAGTTTCCGATGTGCAACTGAGTGAATTAATTTCTTCTATTATGAACAAGGACTTTGCTTCTTGTCGAAAATGGGTTACAAATAACATCGACAATGATATGGCAAGAATCTTTAGAAGTATCTATGATACCTTGTATGAAAAATTAAAGCCGAATTCTGTGCCGCAAATGGTATTAATTCTTGCGAAATACCAATATCAAGGAGCATTTGTTGCTGACCATGAAATCAACTTGATTGCATGTCTAACAGAATTGATGGTTGAATGTGAGTTCAAATGAGTCCGTTCGATTTTGCAGACTTCATCCTTAGAAAAAAGGTGCCGGATGAAGAATTGGATTTCAACAATTACGCACCATTCCTAGTCAATAGGTCTCTTTCCAACCACCTTGACTGTGTTTTGTATGTCAATGACATGAATCTTTGGCCAAATTTGGACAAGGATATGCAATACCAGTATCTTCTAAATAGTATCAGGCCTATGAAACGAAAGTTCGTTCCATGGCAAAAGGCCGATTCGATGAAGGATATTGAGTGTATAAAGACCTATTATGGTTATTCAAACTCCAAGGCAAGAGAAGCCTTACGTATCCTCACCGATGAACAAATCGCTGATATAAAAACAAGAATAGATACAGGCGGAGTGAAGAATAATGATAGACATTAAAGATTTGGTTGAAGTGACATTAAATGATAAAGACGATTTTTTAAAGGTAAGAGAGACACTAACTCGTATTGGTGTTGCTTCCAAAAAAGACCAGGTATTATACCAATCTTGTCACATCTTACATAAACGTGGTCAATACTACGTGGTGCATTTTAAAGAACTATTTGCACTAGATGGTAAACCAACAGACATTACAGAAAACGATTTAGCACGTAGGAATGCCATTGCAAACCTATTAGAAGATTGGGGTCTGGTAAAATTAGTTAACAAAAAACAAACAGAGGTGCCAACACCAATTTTCTTGTCACAGATTAAGATATTGTCACACAAAGAAAAGAATGACTGGCAACTAACACCAAAATATAATATTGGTAAAAAACCACAAAATGGTTGACAACTGATATAAATATTGATATAGTCTCAGTCCCATCGGGATGGGAGCAAGGTAGGTGGTAACCTTGTTAAACACCATCATCAACGCCCATTTGGGGTTGATACAATTTATTAACTTGCTTATTTAAGGAGAAACCTATGACAGACTTTTTCAGTCAGTTCCAAAAATTCGACCCATTCACCATCGGTTATACTGATGTGTTCAAAGAATTGGAGTCAATGTCAAAACAAATCGCTAAAGCGACATATCCCCCATACAATATCAAACAAGTAAAAGACAACAAATTTGTCATTGAAATGGCAGTTGCTGGCTTTGCACAATCTGATATTGAAATTACACTTGAAGGCAACAAGCTTGTCGTTAAAGGTAACACACAAGACGAAGATGCACCAGATAGTTTCTTGTTCAAAGGTATTGCAAACCGTAACTTCACACGTGAATTCAAATTGGCCGACAAGGTTGAAATTGAAAACGCTGAGTTGGTAAACGGTATGTTGAAAATTGGCCTACAAAACATGGTCAAAGTTCAAGATGCAATCAAGAAAATTCCTTTGGTTTCTAAAGATGCCTAATTGGTGGCCAGTCACGGATGAGGAATGGGAACGCCTAAACTATCCGGAAAGATTCAAATGAAAAAGTTCCTATTAAATATACTTGAAGTCTTACAAGAATCCATAAAGGCAATCAAGCAACACAGGTCAGGACCTGGCATAAAAGGTAGATAATTACCTGAAGGGGTCTTGACAGACCCCTTTTTTTTATGTATAATAAAGTCATTATGAAAACACTTAAACAAACCATTAAAAAAGTTCGTGTGAAAACCACACTGGAAAACTATTACGTTGTCTCTAATGAAATAAAAGAGATAGACGGAGTTGCGTTTGTTTATGTGATTAAGAATATTGGCATCAGAGAAACTCCAAAACTGATGCGTAAAGATTCATTAGAATACGTGAAATAAGGGCCTATAGCTTAATGGTAAAGCAGTGAACTCATAATTCATTGAGTCTAGGTTCAATTCCTAGTGGGCCCACCATGCAACTATCACGATAATAGAAAAATACAATTAGATTTATATTCATTATTGTGATATACTATGATAAGTAATCCAGTGAGATTACTCATTACATTCATTAACATAAGGGAAAATTATGAAAACAGTAGGACACAAACTAGAAAAATTTGCCGTAACAGGTATTAATCCAGGTAAAGATGACTTCTTCACAATCACAGAGGAATCATTTGCAGGAAAATGGAAGGTAATTGTATATTATCCTAAAGACTTCACATTCGTATGTCCAACAGAAATTGTAGCATACGATAAATTGTTCCAAGACTTTGCAGACCGTGATGCTGTGTTGTTGACGGGTTCAACAGACAACGAGTTCTGCAAATTGGCTTGGCAACGTTCACATGAAGATTTATCTAAAATCAAACACATACAGTTTGCTGATACACAACGTGGATCATATGATGCATCCACCAGCACCTATAACAATTTGAGTCTTATTGAACAACTAGGTGTGTTCTATGCTCCAGCAGGTGCAGCACTTCGTGCAACATTTATTGTTGATCCTGATAACGTTATTCAACACGTTACTGTTAACAACTTGAACGTTGGTCGTTCACCTGAAGAAACATTGCGTATTCTTGACGCATTGCAAACTGGTGAACTATGTGCATGTAACCGCACAGTTGGTGGAGAGACACTATAATGGCATTCATTGACGCAATTAAAGGTGCGTTGCCAGACTATGCAAAAGACACCAAGTTAAATCTTGATGCTGTTCTTTTGCGTAGTTCGTTAGATGCAGATGTGGCTATGGGTTGTGCTGTAGCTGCACTTGCTGCAACAGGCAATGGCAAAGTATTAGCAGTAATGCTATCCGACAATCCTACATTTGCAGAGTCGGCAATGACTGCCGCAAGTATTATGGCACAGAACAACGTGTGGTATCCATATGTTGAAATGGCCGATGATGAACAACTAAAAGGATTGCCAGCACAGTTACGCATGAACGCTATTGCGACACATGGCGGAACTACAAAAGCAAACTTTGAAGCGTTCAGTCTTGCCGCAAGTATTGTTGGTAAATGTCATTTCTGTGTTAAGGCACATTATGATACCTTGAAAAAGGAAGGTTACACAGTTGAACAATTGCGTGACATTGGACGTATTGCCGCAGTAATGAATTCGGTAGCAAAAGTTTTAAATAGTTAAAATGAAAGAAAAATTTTGTAATGCGTATATGAAAGTGGCCGAGACATTCGCTGGATTGTCCTCGGCTCGCAGACTTCATGTTGGTGCTATCGTAGTAAAGGATGACCGTATCATAAGTATTGGTTATAATGGCACACCATCTGGTTGGGATAATAACTGTGAAGATAAAATCTACTGTGATGATGGTGATTGGTCTGAACAACAACTTCCTAAAGATGCAAACATTTGGAAGAAATATAAACTTGTAACCAAACCGGAGGTTCTCCATGCTGAAACTAATGCAATCGCTAAGCTGGCAAAGTCAACTGAATCTGGCAACGGCGCTACTCTTTTTGTCACTCATGCCCCTTGTCTGGACTGTGCAAAATTGGTATATCAGTCTGGTATCAGTTCCGTTTTTTATCGGAACAGTTATCGTAACGAGGATGGCATACGTTTCCTGGAAAAAGCAGGAGTTGGAGTGGAAAAAATCTGAACATCTAAATAACTAAGGGTAACTGTTTCCCTTGGAGGTTAGATGAATTTTCGCATTGTGAACTGTCCAGATAAAGATTTCAAACACTTTGTTGAAAAGGCGGCTCACTTTTACGCCAAGGAATTGGTGCCCAACACCAGAATAAGAAATAATTGCCATACTGAAATAAGATTTTGTTCTAAAATTGATGAGTATGGGTTTGCAAGTATACAAGATTATAATACTGCAAACAAACCAAGAAGTTTCTTAATTGAAATCAATCCAAATATTGGATCCAGAAGAATACTGGAAACATTAGCACATGAAATGGTGCATGTCAAACAATACATTGATGGTGAAACCAACGATGAATTGACCAAGTGGAGAGGTAAGAGGGTTAATCCAGACAAGATTGATTATTGGGTTCAGCCATGGGAGATAGATGCTTATGGTCGTGAAATTGGATTACTTACAAAGTTTGCAATATCGGAACACCTTTGGGAAACCTTCGATGACTTTGTTGACCCATCTGGACCGATAAAATCCTACCCTATTGCGTGGAAGAAATAAAAATATTTTTTAAAAACCGCTTGCCAAGGCTCAAAAGTTCCTATATAATACAAACATATTTAATTTTTTAGAAAGAAAAAAGTGTCTCTCATATCCCATAAACCCTTATCGTTGCAGCCAGAGTATCGCACATTTAATTGCGCTGATAGCTCATGGGCGATTGCCACCGGGTTTTGTGTGAAGATGGAGAACTAAAACAGAAGTTCTAAAAAAGACTCCAAACACAAAACCCTAGACCTAAAAAATCTAGGGTTTTTTGTTTGTTGTTTTAAAACAACATTGTAGTTGCCAAACCATTGTGTTTGGTATACAATACACACTTGTTCTTTAAAAATTTGTTGTAGTTATTGTTGGGGTTTCGCCTAGTGGCCTAAGGCAACGGTCTTTGAAATCGTCATCATCAGTTCGAATCTGATAACCCCTGCCATATAAAAACACATTAGCATAACATTTTGACTACCAGGTCTTTTTGTATGTTGTGGTCGTTCTAGTGTGTTTCTATATGGTAAAAACAATGGAGGGTTATCAGGTCTGGGACCTGCACTGTCTTGAAAACAGATGGACTGCGAGAGCGGTTGGAGTTCGATTCTACCATCCCTCCTCCAAACATAGAAGGTTGCCCGAGCGGTTAAGGGAGCAGTTTGCTAAACTGTCGTTGCGAAAGCGGCGCATCGGTTCGAATCCGATACCTTCTGCCAGTAAATGCCTCCATAGTTTAACGGTAAAACTCCGAGCTTATACCTCGGCGATGCCTCTAGATGAGGGGATGATCCAGGTTCGAATCCTGGTGGAGGTACCAAATGAAAGGTTGATTATGTGGAAAATTTATTTGAGTGACCGAGACATGTTTTTTCGGACATTAGATGAAGCAATGAATGAAGCTAAACTTCACAATGAGTTTGTGACCATCACCAATGGTGATATGGAATTCGTTGGTAAGTTTGGTTACGATGAAGTTAAAGATAAGACTTTACCAAACGGTGAAGTTTACGATTGGACTATGCGGCGTGATGAAACACACCGTAGTTCAAGGAAAAAGTTAGTGTAGGTGTGACCCGAAAGGCTAGGGAACGGATTGCAACCCCGTTTTATGCAGGTTCGATTCCTGTCACCTACTCCATGTTGCAAAAAAACAACAGACTGGTTGACAAATCTTCCAGTTCTGTTACAATAGAGTTTCTTTAGTTGATAAAGAAAAGTTCTTTAAAAATTTGTTGTAGTTAATGCACGATTCGTCTATCGGTTAGGACGCTGCCCTTTCAAGGCGGAAAGACGAGTTCGATTCTCGTATCGTGTACCATTTGTTTTGCTGACGTAAGCCATGGGTGAAACGTCAAGCCTGAGTAACTATGTACATAAACGGTAGGGTGGCCACCAATTCCGTTGAGCATAGCAAATAGTGCGTCAGCAAAACAAATGGTAAATGGGGGTATAACTTAACGGCTAAAGTATCTGGCTTTTAACCAGGAAATCAGAGTTCGATTCTCTGTGCCCCTACCAAAAAATTTGGAGATGTAGGAAAATTGGTAACCCCAGTGGACTGTAAATCCGCCGCCTCTGGCACTGTGTGTTCGACTCACACCGTCTCCACCAAACAAGTCCGTAAGGAAGTATGACAAGTTTTCGGTTTTCTTGTCTTGTAAAAAACCGTAAGAATTTGCCCCGTTAATATAACGGCCATTATGCCCGCCTGTCCAGCGGAGAACAGGAGTTCGACTCTCCTACGGGGCGCCAGTTTTATTCCACAGTAGCACAGCGGTAGTGCAGGTGACTGTTAATCACTTGGTCGTAGGTTCGATCCCTGCCTGTGGAGCCAGTTTTAGGATTCATTCAGCAATTTTTAATTTACAAGCATATCGTAAAAAAAGCGAATCCTGTTGTTTTATGTCGCATTAGACTTCTGGTGAGGTCACTAGGCTTTCAACCTAGGCAGACGGGTTCGAAACCCGTATGCGACTCCAGTTTTAGGATACTTTCAGCAAAACTTAATTTTCACTTTTTATGGAAAAAAGAAAGCGTATCCTGTTGTTTTTTCTCCGTGTGGCGTAGTGGTAGCGTTCGTGTTTTGGGGACATGAGGTGGGAGTTCGATTCTCTCCACGGAGACCATAAACCTCGCCTTGACTGATGGCGTATAATGAGATAAGTAATCAGTTATTTGGGGGCAGCAGTGGGCTGCGGTTCTCCCTTGCAAGGAGAATGTCTAGAAGGATTCGATTTCCTCGGCCTCCACCATTTTAAAAACATTCTGAGTGACTACAATGGAATTCCAGTCAACTTGCAAACGCCGGCTAATGCAAGAACTGCCATGAAGTAGGGTCACCATGAGATTCAAGGACTCGGCAGAGTGTTTCTAAAATGGTTCAGTAGCATAGTGGCAGTGCAGCATCTTCATACGGTGCCTTGTGTGAGTTCGATTCTCACCTGAACCACCAGATTATGGGTCTTTAGCTCAGTGAACAGAGCTCTTGGCTACGAACCAAGCGGTCGGGGGTTTGAATCCCTCAAGACCCTCCATATATACCCGGATAGTTAAATGGCATAACAGTCGGCTGATAACCGGCCATCGCAAGTTCGATTCTTGCTCTGGGTACCATTTTTAGGATAAGTTCAGCAACATCAAAGCATTCAACTTGTAATTGAAAACGCAAAAATTATCCTGTTGTTTTTAGAATCGTTACAGCAATTCTATAGCGGATTAATACCCGCATCATCATAGTGAGTTTCGAGTTCTCACTATAATCAAAAAGTAGAAAGCGATTCTGTTGTTTTATATCTCGGTAGTGTAATGGCAGCATACCAGTCTCCAAAACTGTTGGTCGGGGTTCGAGTCCCTGCCGGGATGCCAAATTTTTTTTAAAGAGGTGATTGATATGAGAAATTTCAACATAGAAGAAGTTAAGCAATTCCTTGCAACACAAGGACCTGACACCCGTGTATACTTGGGTGCCGACTCTGAACGTATTAGAGTTAATGGCGTATGGTATGCTGACTATGCTCTAGCAGTTGTAGTTCATATTGATGGCCGTCATGGTTGTAAAATTTTCGGTTATGTTGACCGTGAAATTGACTACGACCACAAGAAAAGCAAACCTGCAATGCGGTTGATGACCGAAGTGTATAAGGTTTCAGAATTGTTCCACGCACTTGCGGATGTATTGGAAGATTATCATGTTGAAGTTCACCTGGACTTGAACAAAAATGATGAATTCGGTTCTTCATGTGTTGTGCAACAAGCGATTGGTTACATCAAAGGCACATGTAATGTGACACCAATGGTGAAACCAGATGCACCAGCTGCTTCGTTCTGTGCTGACCGTCTAAAGCGGATCTTGGCTGAACAAGCATAATACAGACCCCCAAAGCAATTAAGTTTGCTTTGGGGAGACATTAGTTTAGTGGCAAAACCACGGGTTGTGATTCCGTTATCATGAGTTCGATTCTCATATGTCTCCCCAAAGTAAATTTTATGCCTCGTTAGTTTAATGGTAGAACACCCTCCTTACAAGTGGGATACAGCAGTTCGATTCTGTTACGAGGTACCAAGTTTTGTAAGTGTAGATGTTGAGAAATCTGGAGTAGGCATACTCTAAAGAAAGATGTGAAAGCCCCTGACGCCTACACATCAAGTATCAACTATTACTACGTACCTCTAACCAGTCGGCCGCTTCACAGAAAATACTGGTAAAATGGTGAGAAATGAGCGAGGTCTCACTACTTACAAATTCAATATGTCGCTTTAGCTGATGTGGTCATAGCAGCGGGCTGAAAACTCGATGAAACAGGTTCGATTCCTGTAGGCGACACCAAGTTTAAGGTTAGTTACAGCAAACAAAATAGCTTGTCATTGGTTGACAATTTGCCTTCTAAGCAAACCTAGCGAGTTCGATTCTCGTAGCAAAAAAACTAACCTGTTATACATGCGGATGTGATGGAATTGGTATACGTGCTTGATTCAAAATCAAGATTCTGTGGGTTCGAGTCCCACCATCCGCACCATATCAAAATACACTTTGAAACCTGTAGAGTCACACAGCGGAATGCATTGTCAGGGTATGAGCTGGTATCTGGGAGATGTGACCTTAGTGTATTTTGATATGGGTTATAAGCTTAAGTGATGAAGCAACCGGCTCTTAACCGGAAGAACAGAGTTTGATTCTCTGATGACCCACCAAATTTGAGATAGACGTTTGGATTGAGTCCCTTGTGCGCTAGGTCCCTATTCTTGTGACTGACACACCAGTAGCAACACAAGGTCAATTAAAACTCTCCTATACGAGACAAGCCAATGAGTCCTTGAGAAAGATAGTTGGTCTCTCAAAACCTTTTTTGCTCTTATAGGTAAATGGCATACCACATCCATGGTAAGGATGTATCCTAAGTTCGATTCTTAGTAGGAGCACCAGTTATATAATGTTCAATCTTAGCCGTGATGAATTGTGGTTTAGGTTGAATATATAATTCATCGACTATAAATTGGTTGTTGTTTCCTTGCAACATTTTATCCACAATAAATTGTGGTTTAGGTTGACAAAGTTCGACAAGTCCGATATAATGTAGTTTGTTTTGTTTCATAAAAGTATTTATTGCCCCGGTGACGGAATAGGTATACGTGTTGGTCTTAGAAACCAAATTTTAGGAGTTCGAGTCTCCTCTGGGGCACCAAGTTTCTGGCGTTAGTATAATGGATAATACAGAAGGCTTCTACCCTTTTAATGTGGGTTCGATTCCTGCACGCCGGACCAATCAACAAGGAGTTTATTATGCCAGCAGTTTTTCTAACAAGTGACACACACTTTGGTCACGCTGGTGTGTGTAGATTTCTCCGTGAGGACGGAACCAAACTGCGACCATGGGATAATCCAGAAGAAATGGATGAAGAAATGGTAAAGCGTTGGAACGAAACGGTCCGACCAAACGACAAAGTATATCACCTTGGTGATGTAGTGATTAACCGCAGAGCAATGAACACTCTGTATAGACTTAACGGTGACAAAGTTCTGATTCGTGGTAACCATGATATCTTCCGTGATGAAGAATACAGGCAACACTTCCGTGAACTACGTGCTTATCATGTAATGAACGGAATGATTCTGTCACATATTCCAATTCATGAAGAAAGTCTTGGTCGTTTCGGTGTAAACATTCATGGACACCTTCATGCAAATCGTGTACAGATTCGTGGATTCAACAAGAAGCCAATGGGTATTGATAACAGATATCATTGTGTTTGTGTTGAACAAACAGATTTTAGACCGATTCTTTTTGAAGATGTTATGAAACGAATCAAAGAAGAAGGTGGTGAGGTCGGTTTTCGTAATGGAAACGGACCTACCATGTGAGTAACATGCGATTGTGGTGGAATGGTATACACAGCAGACTTAAAATCTGCCGCTTCGGCATGAGGGTTCGAATCTCTCCAGTCGCACCAATTTTAGTTTTTAATATATGAGAATTCTAGTAATACAAAGTGACCAAACGACACATGATTCTGCCTGCTGCATCTATGATGGTAAAAACATCACCTTCTTTTTAGAAGAAAGATACAGCGGAGTAAAACATGATTGTCGTTTGGCACACTCACTCAAAAAAGTTATGGAGACAAACTTAACTTTTGATAAGATTGTCTTTGGTGGTTTCCATGATACAACCATTCATAACAATCATAACTTTGATGTGAATTTTATAGAATCACTAGAAAAATTAATACCTGAATTGACAAGGTCAAGTCTAAAGGAAAAAAATCTATTCACAAACCTTGATATGAATGGATTGGACGCTTACTTGACTAATGACAAATACAACAATATCAAACATGAAGATACTGTTGCTTGGAATAAATTGTCAAGTCAGTATAGAGAATTCTTAATTAAGTATAATAACAAATACAATCATTGGCCAAAAATTGAATATGATAGCAATCACCATGACAATCATGCATGGTGTGCTTTCTACAATAGTGGTTTCGATAAGTGTTTGTCAATTGTAACCGATGGTAATGGTCAAAAACATTTTGCCACATCAGCAAGCGGTAACTTCAAACCATATGGTGAATCCGAATCAGTTTATGTGTTAGAGTATCCAGGTAAAAGTGAAACTCTTTATAAATCTTATCGGTCATTTGATGGCCATGATTATTCCGATGTTGAACGCAAAATGAAAGAAAAACATCCAAATGGTGAGTTCCATTTTCCTGGTTACATGAGTGTTGCCAATTTGTATGGAGCTGTTGCATTAGTAATAGGCATCGATGATGCTGAAGAATGTGGTAAACCAATGGGTCTATCATCATACGGAACAAAAACAGATAACAAATATATCGTCAACGAGTATTTCACAAATACTGATTTGTTTGACATTCGCACTCAAGATTTTATTCCGTTGTTTCAACCACCTAATGGTTACACTGAAAACTATAAGTATATTGAATCAATTTATGTTCCAGGAAAAACAATTCCAACATATGAAGAAATGAGATTCAAATATGTTCCAAAAGCAAAAATTATCACAGAGAAAAACTATAAACCATACGCTGACTTAGCTAAAGATGTTCAATTACAAACACAAGAAGTCATTTGTAAATTGATAAAAAAGTTTGTTGATAAAACAGGAATAAAAAAGGTTTGTATTTCAGGTGGTTATGGTATGAACATCTTAGCAAATTCTTATTATGTGAAAGAACTTCCGGATGTTGAATTTTATTTTGAACCCCTATCTACTGATGTTGGTATTGCAGTTGGTTGTGCAATGTATCACTACCATATGGAAACAAGGAATACAGACATTAAAAAATTAGAAACCATGGCATTTCACGGAATAGCAAAAGATTGTGAACCTCCGGAATATCATGGTGTGCGACACACAATTGTGGATATAGCTAAATTGTTATATGACAATAAATCTGTCGCTGTGTATACAGGCCTAGCGGAAGCAGGTCAACGTGCTTTAGGTAATCGTTCAATCTTGTTTAATGCTCTAAACAAAGATGCAAGAAACATTGTGAACAAAATCAAAAAAAGAGAATGGTATAGACCTTTTGCTGCTGTTGTTTTAGAAGAAGATGCACATTTGTATTTTGATATGGGTCGAACTAAACGTAATTTGTTTATGACCCAATCATATGATGTTATATCTGATTTAATTCCTGGTGTAACACATGTGGACAAAACATGTCGTGTGCAAACTGTAACTGAAGGATATCTGTATGATTTGTTAGTTGAATTTAAAAAACTTTCTGGTCATGGAATTCTTTTGAATACCAGTTTCAACCTTGCAGGACAACCTCTGGTGGAAACTCCAAAACAAGCATTGGAAACTTTGAATACTTCCGTATTAGATTACCTGTGGTTTGAAAATACCGGACAATTAATTTCAAAAAGCGCTTGCCAAGAGCAAGAAAAGGATATATAATAAACACTTCTGCGGGATTGGTGCTAGTGGTAACACGGGACCTTGCCAAGGTTCAGTTGCGAGTTCGATCCTCGCATCCCGCTCCAAGATTTGCCCTTATCGTATAGTGGTATTACGGTGGATTTGTAACCCACCTACGGGAGTTCGATTCTCTCTGGGGGCACCAAACATTGTGGTATATTTACAACATACCGCTTGACTACAACAAATTTTTGTGTTATAATACACAGTATTGAATGATTGAAAAGGTTTTAGGTAAGGTTCAGCATCATCAATTAAACTGATGGCTGCCGATTGTGGTATACACTGGAGCTTAATTGCTTTGAAGGTGTATGCTGAAGCATAAGCAGCAAGGTGAGTTTCGTATTCTCACTCAAAACAAAAAGATGAAAACTTACCTGTTGTTTTTAGGATACTTGCAGCAAAAATTATTCGACTGAAAATCGAGTGGTAGTTGGTTCGAATCCAACATTTTTCCTGATGGAAAGATTAGCTCATCTGGTAGAGCAACGAAAAGAGTATCCTGTTATTTTTTGAAGGAGATAGTTATGAACACTTTTGTAAATGCAGTTGTTAATCAAGAAGCTCGTACCGCCAACGGTATGAAAGCTCGCCAAAGTTCCGCTAATGCGGTTGTAGACTTGTTCTATAACATTGGTGCATCACGTGGTAAGGATGTTACTCCTGCTTTCGTGGCAGCTTTCGTAGAAAACCGTGAATTAGCTTTGCGTGTTGCCGCATGGTCACGTGACGTTCGTGGTGGTTCAGGTGAACGTGAAATCTTCCGTTCAATCTTGCGTTATCTGGAAAAGACTGACGTTGAAGCTGCAAAAGCTTTGATGACCAAAGTTCCTGAATTGGGACGTTGGGACGACATTTTCGTATTCGAATCTGACGTTATGAAGTCTGCTGCTTACACCATGTTGGGTGATGCACTACGTGCTCGTAACGGCTTGGCTGCAAAGTGGACTCCACGTAAGGGTAAAATCGCTGCCGAAATTCGTCAGTTCTTTGGAATGTCTCCAAAGTTTTACCGTAAGTCTTTGGTCGAAATGACCAAAGTGGTTGAAACTCAAATGTGTGCTAAAGATTGGGACAACATCAACTTTAGCCATGTGCCTTCTGTAGCGGCTGCTCGTTACAAAAAGGCTTTCAACCGCAACACACCAGCTTATGCTGCATATGTAGCAGAATTGGTGAAACCAGAAACTGAACGTTCAGTTGATGTAAAAGTAAATGCATCTGCGGTATATCCATATGATGTATTGAAAGGTCGTATCAACAGCTACGGTGTGTCTTTTGACAAAACCGAATTGAACTTGATCCAAGCTCAATGGGATGCATTGCCAGACTATATGGGCACAGGAGCAGACATTCTACCTTTGGTGGATGTATCGGGTTCAATGACCTGCAAAGCAGGTGGTAGCAATTCCAAGTCAGGTCTAACCTGTTTGGATGTAGCTGTGTCTCTAGGTTTATACCTAGCAGATAAAAACGTTGGAAAGTTCAAGGACACATTCTTGACTTTCAGCTCTAAGCCACAATTGATGCACCTAAAAGGTAACATCAACCAAAAGATTGACCAAATGGTTAAGTCTGACTGGCAAATGAGCACCGACCTACATGCAGCATTGGACAAAGTTCTGATGACTGCTGTTAAAGGCAATGTTGCAGCGCATGAAATGCCAGCAATGTTGTTGATTTTGTCAGACATGCAATTTAACGCTTGCGTTACACATGATGACAAAGCAATCGATATGATTGCACGTAAGTATCGTGAAGCAGGATATGAAATGCCAAAAGTAGTATTCTGGAACTTGAACGCTTCATATGGAAACACTCCAGTGAAGTTCGACAAGAGCGGTACTGCTCTGGTATCTGGTTTCTCACCAGCAATCGTGAAACCATTGCTGAGTGGAGACCTAGATGGTTTCACACCAGAATCCGTGATGATGAAAACCATCATGGATGACCGTTACAAAGTCCTGTAACGGGGTGGCGCCTATATAATAGGCGTCATTTTGAAACATATTGTATTGAATAGATGGCCTTGTTGCTCCTCAATATAGTGTGTTTCAAAATGATAATGCGGGATTAGTTTAGTGGCAAAACGCTATCCTTCCAAGTTAGAGTTGAGAGTTCGATTCTCTCATCCCGCTCCAATTTATGCGGTTCGGTATTAACTGCACAGGATGCCCTTCTGTGAGTGTTGTGAGAATCAATAGAACCGCTCCATTTTTAGGATAACTATGAATATTAAACCATTGCACGACAAAGTGTTGATTGAACGACTTGAGAATATTAAAGAGACCGCTTCAGGCATCATCCTAAGACATTCCGAAGAACCTGATAGAGCAAAAGTTCTTGCTATTGGTCCTCAAGTGACCGAAGTCCAGGTTGGTGATGTGGTTCAACCAGACTGGAGTAAAGCAGCAAGTGTGCAAGAATATTTCGTAGTTAAGATTGAAGATATAGCTTACATCTACGGAGAATAAAATGTCTGATGGTGGTAAAGGTTCTAATCCAAGACCGTTTAGTGTTTCTCAGGAAACATATGGTAATAACTACGATGCAATCTTTCGCAAACCATCACCCAAAGATGTAGAAGATGAAAAGATTGAGCAAGAAGAATTTGATAGAATCTTAGAAGAAAATCGTCAGCGTCAAAAAAGAGAAAAGGCTCTAGATGAAATGGTCAGAATCAGTCAAGAAATGGGACTGTATGATGACGTATTCGATAATAAATAATTTGGCGGGTTGGTGAAACAGTATCACAGTGGGCTCATAATCCTCAGTTCCGGTGCAACTCCGTGACCCGCAACCACTAATCTTTAAACACCTCGTATATAAATTCCGCTTCAGGAATTCTAGTGTGTGTATTCTTGCTACCAAGAACAACAATAATTCTTTCACCCAC